TATTTTGAATGTAATTTGGGAATGTCAATTAAAGCTTTACCTGGTTCTGTGCGGTCAATGTTAGAATCCGCAGTCCACATTTGTAATATTTCGTCAAGTTTACTCATTCTATACCTCCTATTAGGAGTATATCACATTTAAAATAATTTTTCTACATTATAATAGGTAAATCTGAATGTAGCGTCTGCTGTAATGATTGTTTCTGGAGTATCCGTGGATGACACGACGAAACCAGAAAGTGAAATTGGAAATAAATCTTTAAAATTGAAACGGTAATAAGGCTTGTTTGATGCTGAGAGAATTGTTACCGCGCCATCACAATATTGTGGAGAATTTGTGGCTGCTGCTGTGGTAAATTGATTCAACTTTGCAAGATTTTGATATTCTTCAAACTCAGTTGGAAATGTTAATGCACGAAGCCAATCGTGTATCTCTAACCATGACAACATTTCCGCATCAACAATAAAAGTGACGTTCAATACGTCATAAATTGCTTTTTCTCCAGGTGCATAAAGTTCAACAAATGGATTGTTTACAGGAATTTCAGATGTTGAAATACCAGGTAAAGAAATTGTTTGGCAAAAGTATTGCAAATTCGGTGTACGAGCCAAATTCAGCGTAAACTTATTAGGCTGTAGTGAATTCGGATTTGTGGGGTTACGTTTAAGAGCAGTCATATCTCTATTTATATGCCATAAAAAAAGAGGGCTCCGAAGAGCCCTCTTGAACTACCACTCTAACGGTGGTTTCATCTTCTAAGAAAATTACATCAAGTTTGCAATACGGAAACCACGGTAGTAGTTGTTGCTCTGTGTTGTCAGAGCGCCAAGACCTTGGTTTGTACCTTCTGCGAATGGATTTGCTACCAGACCGTAACGAGTCTTGAAGCCAATCTTTGGCTGGAATGTACCAGTATCGACTGCACGAACCATCTGTAGAGGAACGTATGGGCAGTAGAACATACCTGCGTCATATGCATTCGTACCTTTGTATCCAACAACAGCAAACTCAGATGTTGAGCCTGTTGGGAAGTATGGATCGATGTAGACTTTGATACGACCGAAGATTGTACCAGCAAAAGTATTACCAGTATCGTCAACTGTCAATGATACTTGACCTGCAAGTGCTGAGTTGTAGTCTAGAATACCAGACATCGCAAGTGCAGATGCTACGTCTGAAGAACAGATAACGATGTTACCTTTTCCACGACGAGTTGTTTTTGCAATTTGATTTGCTTCACGTTCAATTTGGAATGCAAGACCTTTGATCTTTTCAACCATCCAACGACCGTTTGAGTCTGTGTCAAGGTTGAATGCACCAGCAGTTGTTGTACCTGCTTGGCAACCTGGCTTAGCAATCTTATAGATTGTGCGAATAACTTCGCGGTTGATTTCAGCAAGAATTTCAGCAGACAGAATGTTAGCCAGTTCTGTTTCTGCATCAAGACCATGAACTGCTTTCAAGTCTTGTGCAAGTTCCATTGAGTATTCTGCTTTTAATGCGCGTGTACGAGCTGTAACAGTAACTTTCTCAATTGAGAATGCCATTTCTTGGAATGTGTTACCAGCAGCACCGTCACCTAATGCTTCAGCAGAACCTGTTGTCATCGCGCCTGTAGGTGCAGCGTTACCAACGAACAGATAGTCTGTTGTGTTGCCTGCGACTGACATGCTTGATGCAACGATTGCGCCGTTTGCACCTGAGAATGCTGTGTTTGCTTCATTGTAGAATGCTTCGTTTCCGCCTTGTGAAGCGTAACGTGTACGCATTGCAAAGATCAAGCCTGTTGGGCCTGTCATTGGCTGAACGCCGCAAACATCATAAGCAATCAGGTTAGGAAGTGAACGACGAACCAAGCTGATCAGAATTGGATCAAAACCAGCAACTGGGCCAGCAGCAGCAGCACCGCCACCAAAGCCACCTGTGCCAGCAAAGTTAGTTGGTGAACCTGTTTCGTTAAGAATGCCAGCTTCTTTCATCATTTCTTGAGCTTGATTCTCAAGAATTACCGCTGTAACCGCTTTACGGTATGGATCTGCAATTTTAGGCATGTCTGGATGATCCAGAACTGCATTCCATTTGGTTTGTAGATTTTCAGACAAATACATTATTGTATCTCCTTGTTTTGTTATTATTTAAATTTTTGTTTTAGAAATTGCTTGTACAACCGAAGCGACATACGGATCAGCGATAACTTTCTTTTCGCTACCATCGTCTTCTACTTCTTCATGAAGATGTGATACATCGGCTTTCTTTAAGCCAGATGGAAAATAGTTCTCACGAATTGTCTCAAGTTTTTCTACGAATTCTTCCTCTGTGGAAAATTCTACACTCTCTGCAAGTGCTTTGATTTTTTCTACTTGAGTTGCTGTGAGCCCTTCACATACTTCATTTACAAGTTGTACTTTAATTGCTTCAGTAAGTTGTTTTTTATACTGAATATTCGCTTCAATTTCTTCATTCAATTTAACTTCCAGTTCTTCGACTTTAGATGCAAGTTCATCTACCAGTTCTACTTTGTCTTCTGGAACATTGATGTAATTTTCAGCAAACAGATTACGCAGACCAGCAATAAAGTCTTCTGTGATTTCTGAACGCAGACCGCTTTCGATTGCGATTTCGTTTTCATCCATCCACTGCTCTACGACATAGTTCAAGTAATCATCTACCTTTTCGGTAAGTTCTGCTTTGATTTCTTCAACAGCTTCAGCTAACATGCCAGCATATTCAGCTTCCATTTGTTCTTGAATCTGTGCAACACGGTCAAATACACGTGCCTCAAAGATCGTAGCAGCTTTTGCTTTGAAGTCTTCAGAAATGTTTTTATCGTCAGCAAACAATGCAGCAACATCTTCTTTCATCTGTGCTTTCATTTCTTCGATTGCTGTTTCATCATCAATCATTTCTTCATCTTCACGATCTTCTTCTTCAGGCATCATGTTTGTGCCTGAACCTAGACGCATGTTTTTGTCACCAAGTTGAACATCACTTGATGCCGCTGATGGCTTCATGTTGAGAGAAGATTGATTTGAGCCTGATGTATCTTTGCCCTTACTATTCAGTTTGGCAGAGTTATCATTTGGCTTATAATTTTGTGGTGTAGGACCACCTAAATCCTCAGGTGTTCCAGGATTGCCTGGAGGTGTATTCTGAGTTAATTTAGGCATTGGCATACCAGGAGCAGATGACTTGCTAGATGCAAGAATTTCTGCCGCTGCTTCCATGAGTTTGTTTGTTGCCATTGAATATCTCCTTATGATTTCTTATTTATAAATTTTAAAGTTTTCGTAGAAAGTTTTCGAAAAGCTGTAGTCCAACAGATTCAATTTCTCTGCGTGATGCTTTACGAATTTGCTGTTTGCTGTAATCGATGTCAGATTCAACGAACTTCCCCTCTACAAATAACCATTCTTTGTTTTCCATAATGCCCTGAACAAAAGCGCCAGGAGCAGAAGGATCAGCAACGATATCAGCAGCGGTTGCAAGGCGCAGGTCATCTTGTACTAGATTATAACCCTCTTTTGTCATTACGACAGAGCCCAACGCGCGGGATGAAACACCAAGACCAACACCAGACTCAATCAGATTTTTGGCAATTAAACCATATGGCGTTTCCATAATGAGTGCTTTACCGACAAATGTGTTGCCGTTTTCTACCAAACTTGTAATCTTATGTGACACACGTTCTAGATTTAATGATGGTGTGTCTGGATGTCCGAGTTCGCCAAGCGCACGGTTTGTATCAATGTATTCTTGTTTGTATCGCGCAACTTCATTCCGAAGTGTGTCCATTTTGTACATACGATTGTTACGATTAACTGCATCGCCAACTAGAAATATGCCTTCGATGTAAAGATTCTTTTTACCATCTTCAGTTTTTTCGGTAAGATATCTTACATTTTCAATGTGTTCTTTAATGAGTTTCATTATAGGTTTACTCCTGTATATGGATCAACATTGTATGTCGCATACTTGGCAAGATGTAAAATAATTGTGCCACCAGTATTGATTTCAATTACAATGCTTTGAGTGTTATTGTTTGCGACCGAATAACCATAAGAATCAAAGTCCATGTCACCGCCGTTTTGAAGTGCTAACAGAGGTACACCATTTCGAGTGATACGGATATTGCCGTTTGTTGACCACAAAACATGTTTGATATCGGCAGCAGTAACAGTTTCGGTCGTAGCGTTTGCTCTTAAACTATTGAGAGTGATTGTGTATGTTCCAGGATCAACCGCACGAACGATTGACGATCCTCTTAGAGTATTGGTAATTTCAAATGGCATTTTATCTTAGTCCCATAGATTTACGACGGCGCATTGACATCTTTCTTTTTAACAATGTGCGTCTGAGTTTACTTTTTCTTGTTGTTTTCCAAGATCGTTTTAACAAACGAGCCTTACGCAATCTTACTGTTGCTGGTATACGTTTAACTGTGCTGCCAGAAATGCGATAACCTTTAAGTCCAGATTTTTTTACATTTCTCTGTACTATAATTCTACCTTTTTTGTTGCGACGAATACGGCGACGAACTTTCGTAATGCGTCCCATTTTTACAAGGTTTGCATTACGTTTTTTAGCCGCTTCTTCTAATACTTCTTCGTCAACTTCAATTTCTTCAAACATCGCATCAACGATGTGTGGCTTTGCTTCTTCCATACGAACAGAAGCAATGTCATCCAAACGCGCAAAGATAAGTTCTTTGGCTTCGTCTAATTTATTCTGTAGAATTAAGTCTACAAAATTCATATAGTTTTCCAAATGAAGTTACAGATTCAGTTAGTTGTTGCCAAAAATAATTTTTACTATTTTCTTCCAACTGATCGTATGTGTTTATAATTTGTTGTTTTGTTTCTTCATTAAGTGAAATGATGTTGCCATCGTTTAACAATAATTGTTCCGACTCAACAAGTTCACGAATATATTCTTCGGCTTGAATTGGCGCGTCAAGAGCAGGACCATAAGGAACACTAAAAACTCTTTTAAGTTTATCACTCCAATACATTGCGATTCTTGTTCCATCTGGGTACAATCTTACCGCTTTACGTTTGATTACCAAAACGACCGGTGGATCTGGCACCAACGGATACGCTGAACCCACATTGTCTGCTCTTGCTTCTTCTAGTTCTTCACGAACTGCTTGTCTTGCTTTGCCAAAAATCTGTTTATTATTTGAAACCAAATCTACCATGCGGTTAAAAAGATTACGCATGATTTCGCGGTCAGCATTGTTGAACTGTGGTCTTTCTTCACCCATCTTATCTAAGATTTTGTGAATACGAGCCAACTGTGCTTTGTTTGCCAAACCTGCACGAACAAGAGCGTCGAACTTTGAATAGTCCGACTTCTCTTCTTCTACGATAGATTTAAATTCAAGTAATGATTTCATTACTGTTCTACTGTTTCTTCTTCATCGTCGGCAATTTCTTCGTGGCTTTGCTCTTGCCCGCCAAAAAGAGTAGTAGCGATTTCTTGCTTACGGCTTTGGAGCGCATCGAACGCTTTTGCGGATAAAACATTTTCTATGCCTTCTTTTGCTGCAATACTTTCTCCAGCAGCAATATCGTTAATAATATCTTGAATATTCATAATAACCTTTCTTATCTGCGTCTATTATTTATACTGACCACGGATCTGTTTACCTCATCATCAAGACCAGGTGTCAATGACTCTTCTGTTTCTTCGGTATTTTCAACTGTATTGTCTTCTGGTTCTGCTTGTGGTACAGCACCTTGTGAAGGTCCACCTAATACGGGACCTTGCATGTCATCAGGTAGTGTATCTTTTTCCTCTTGAATTTCTTTTTGCATGTCTTCAATTTCTTCATCAGTCATCATGAGAACTTTATTCATAACATAATGATTTGAGAAATAACGACCTACAAAAGGATCAACTAGGCTTACCATCTGCAATCTATTTTGAAGTAATTCAGCTTCACGCAATTCAGTAAAGTTGTTGTCTTTACGGAAGTCATAATAGATGTCTTCTTTAAACTCATCCCATTCTTCACGGGTACAAATACCTTTAAGTACCAATTGTACTTTGAGTGCATCATCAAATATCTGTGAAAACTTATTACGAAGACGAACAACAAATTTTGCGAACTTCAATTCATCACGGGTAATTTCTTGACTTTTACCCATTCCAGCAAATCCGCCCTCTTGTGATTCTAGTCTTGAATATGGTACGTTAAGAGACTGTAAAAGTTTCTTTTGAAAATACTTAACGTCTTCTAACTCACCAAGATTCTGACCAGCTGGTAATGTGGTAATCTCTGTACCTTTACCACCTTCTCTTCGTGGTAACCAGAAGTCTTCAAGCATTGACATGTGTTTACGTTCATCACGGATCTCACCAGTGTTCGCATCGTAAACTAATTTGTTTCGATACTTGATCATGATGTCACGCAGGTATTGTTCTGCTTTACCACGTGGTAGATTACCAACGTCAATGTAAAAAATACGGCGTTCTGGTGCGCGTGAAATTCTGTAAATAACAATCGCATCTTCAATCATACGCAACTGATTCAATGGTTTGATTGCTTTGTGTAGATACGAAATGACAAAAGTATTTTTTGCATCCATCAGACCTGAATTAATATTAATAATCGAATCTGGTGCAATACGAATACCTTGTCCTACATTTGATGTAAATGTTTGCGTGGTTGTTCCACGATCATTGTAGACATAGTATTCAGCAACCGATACAACAATCATTGCTCCTGTTTTCGGATCACGATCTTTTTTAATCTCACGCACCTTACGAATTTTGCGTGGATCAATGTATCTAAGTTCTTGAATACCTTCTTTGGGATTCTTATCGTTTACGACAACATGATAAAAGATACGACCGTCAATATACCAACGCTTAAATAAATCGTCAGCAAGATTACTGAAGTTTAACATTTTTAATACATTGTCAAACTCTTCAGCAATTTTCTTTTTAATCGATTCTGGTTGTTTGAGATTGTCTAAAACGATATCGACAACTTTACCTGCTTCATCATGAGTGATAGCTTCATTAACGATTTCATCAATTGCCATTTGACACTCAGGGTGATTGGACATCTCACGATATCGAGTGATGAGTTCAATTTCATTTCGAACTGAACCTTCTAAATCGACATAGGTACCGTAGTACGCATTTTGCGTAACGGTAACTGCACCATCATCTACGGTCGCAGAAGGCAAAGCAAAGGATGCCTGTTCGGGTTTTTCAACCTTGACGACATCCTTTGAGCCTATTGTAAAGCCAAAAAGTTTAATTGCCATTAAAAATCATCCTATATTAAAAAGTAGGGCAAAAGCCCTACTCTTAGAGAACACCATCTGCAACTGCTTCCCACCACTGGTAGGTAAGTGTTACAGAAAACTCTTCAATCGCATCATTTGAACCCCAATCAACATCAATCGGTGTGATGTCAGATGGGAATAGACCAACAAATCTATATTTTTTGATTGAGTTACCTGCTTTACCAAACTGTGTAACTTCTCCATCAACCGTGTATCCTAGTGGTGTACTTGCGATTGGATTACGAACATTGAGATTATGGCTATTGATACCATTCATCCAGCGTTCGAATGCATTGCGTACAACAAAGTCTTCATCGTTAATAATTGTTACTGTCCAGTCAGCAAAAGTACGATTACCCACAAACTTGAGTTCACGACCAAAGTATTGAACGGGTACAACACCCAGAGTTGAACCTGGTAGTTGTGCCGTCTTACACATGAACGTCATTTTTGTTTGCGCGTTTCCTGGTAATGAGAACACAGGAAACGGCATACTTACCTCAAATAGATTTGGGCGGGCACCGTCACCTTGCAGTTGTGAGCGGAACTGATTTACATTGAATGCCATTTATTATTCTCCTGTTTCTCTTTTATTTAAGCTGCCCCTACCACTTCATTGAAACTTACACCTGTACGTACCGCTACAAAGTTAAGTTGAATGAAGTTGATGGAACGAGCAGGTTTAATGTAAATGTCACCTACAAATTCATTACGATCAATAACTTCTCCTGTGTTGTTTGTTTCATCACAGACAACACGGTAGTCTGTAATACCACGACGACCTTGAACATCACGCAGGAAAGGCTCTACGAGAGAAACGAACTGTGCGCGGGTAAACTGATCATTAAATTCAAACAGAGAGAAACGTGCCGCGCGTGAAATTGCTTTTTCAAGCGTGATGAACAAACGACGAACATTGATACGATCAAATGCACTTGGCTTGCTCAACATTGTTTTATCACCAAACAGAACTGTACCTTCACCAGGGAAAGAAACTACTGGATTAACACCCTTTGTATATAGAGTGTCACGTTCCGTCTTAGTTGGGTTCCATGCAAGTTTAATTACATTCTTAATTACACCACGATTTAGACCACCTGGTGAGAACCATGGATCGCGTTCGTTATCTGTACGAACACATAATCCAGCAATATCACCGTTAAGTGGAATCCAACGATATACATCATTGTATTTGTCATACTGATATTTGTATCCAGAATCGATGACTGCATAAGATGATGAAGTCAAAGAATCTCTATAAGAAACAATGTCTGCTGCTTCATTACCTGCATTATCAACGCAGTCTGATTTTTCTGGTGAAACGAATGCTACACAATCTTTTCTTGAGCCTGCAATGTTATCAATTACATGCGCTGCAATTGTTGCATTACCTGTACCAGTTACAAGCAATGAGATATCAACAGATTCGGCGTTTGCAAATTTATCCCAACCAGAGGTAATTTGTGAATTGCCTACAGTACCGTCTGTTCCACCAGAAAGTGAGAAAGTTACGTTACCTGTTGTATTTGCAAATACGGATGCATTTGCTGATGAACCCCATGCTGTTCCTGCACCAGTATTTTGTGTAGGATGTGCAACTGACCAAATGTATTTTGATTTAGTTTCGATTACTTTTTTGTAGTAATTTGAGTTACCTGAATCGTCTTTTGCGTCTGATGCTTTAGAAACAAAAGCAAATTTTTCTAGAACTGTGCCTTGTGAGCCTGTCCATAATCCATCTTCATCGATAACAATAACATGTAGTTCATCAAAAGAACCATTTCTTGATGACACATATCCTGATGTTCCCGGTGCTGAAGAGAACTGTGACTTATAAGCCCATGTACCATATGATGCTGCGTCGGCTAAAGACACTCTAAGTGAATTACCTAAAGTCCCTGGCCAACGAGCAGCAAATCCGTTGTATGAATTTGCTGCATAACCTGTATGATTTTCATCATAATCGTCTTCGCTTTTAATGACTAACGATCCGCCATTTGCAGTTGCGTTATTACCGTTTGTAGGAACAGCACGAACAATCTTTAAGTTGTTACCGTAAGATAGGAAGTTCGCGGCAGAGAACCAATACTCATAATTTGTGCTATCTGGTTTACCGAATCTGTCCACCAGACGAACTTCATCGGAAATAGTTGTGACTACACCACATGGTCCCCAATTAAAAGGTCCTACAAATGCGCCAGCAGAAGTGACAACTGAAGGAATAACTGTAGTCAGATCGATCTCTGATACATTCACTCCAGGTGATAATTGAAATGCCATTGGATTTCTCCTTTTATTGTTGGGTCAATATTCTTTTTATTGTCTATTTAG